GTTAGAAGGTTCTGCTAAGATTATTTCATTTATCGCTAGAGATGAAAGTCAACACTTAGCAATGTCACAAACAGTTATTAATAATTGGCATGATAAGAATGATGACAAAGACATGATTAAGATTGCCAAAGAAGTTAAAGACGAAGTATATAAAATGTATGATGAGGCAGTACAAGAGGAGAAAAGGTGGGCGACATATCTATTTTCAAAAGGAAGTATGATTGGTTTATCAGAAAAACTGTTACACCAGTTTGTAGAATATATGGCGAACAGACGAATGAAAGCAATCGGCCTAGAACCGAAGTACGACCAAAAAACAAATCCGTTGCCTTGGGTCGACCATTGGTTGAATTCAAAGGGTACACAAAACGCACCACAAGAAACAGAAATTGAGTCCTATGTTATTGGTGGTATTAAACAAGATGTTAAAAAGGACCAATTCAAAGCATTTAAACTATAATGACAAACGAGAAACGAATAAAAAACTGTACTTCCTGTGAAACTAAATATACCATAACATGGAATATTGACGAGCAAGATTTAGAGCCGTTAACTTGTCCATTTTGTGGATATGAAGTTGAAGAGGAAGATGAAGAAATCTGGACAAACGACAACAGTAACGAAGACGATAGTTGGAATTGATTATAGTTTAACAAGTCCTGCCATTTGTGTGAATATAGATGGTGATGCTGGATTAATGTTTTACTATTTGACCAGTAAAAAGAAATATACTGGTGTGATAAGTGAGGAGATAGTTGGTTATGAACATAAAGAATGGACTGACCCAATTCAAAGATTTAAATACATATCTGATTTCGCATTGGATATTATTTCACCACTTATTAATCCAATTGTTTTTATTGAAGGTTATTCCTTTGGTTCAAAAGGCCAAGGAGTATTTCAGATTGCTGAGAACTGTGGTATTCTTAAATACAGATTACTTGAAGAAAAGATTGGTTACAATACAGTTGTGCCGTCTGTGGTTAAGAAAGGTGCAACAGGAAAAGGTAATGCAGATAAAGATATGATGTACGAGGCATTTGTGAAAGAAACAAACATTGATTTGAAAAAACTATTTGATACAGATAAAGTAGGTAATCCTATTTCTGATATTGCAGATAGTTATTTTATACAAAAGGTTGGTTATGAAAATAGTAAAGTTTGATAAGTCAAAAGCTCCTACAGCAATTGCAAACGCATTAAAAGAAAACCACGAAATTATTGATTTATCAGATGTTGATAGTTTTAACTATGAACATTTTTGGCATATGAAAACTAGTGATTTCTTTTTAAACAATGGTACATTTGGTAGTACCCACCCTAAAAGACAATGGTTGCCAGATGCAGACAATCATAAAATGGCCGTAATGAACCATAGAAATGAAATGGTTAATATGTTCGCCAAACACTTCAACAAAAAGATTATACATTTAGAGAGTGCTACACTTAGTAGAATGAAGTGTAACTATGACAATAGGTTTTATAAACAAATACCACCTAGATTTTATAGAATGGGGTTAAATCATTGGGTGTTTAGTCATACTAAATGGTGTAAACCAATCAAAGGTAGATTAGAAAAGAATTTAAAACTCATAGAAGAAGAAAACAAGTTTACATTTAAAAATGTGTTTAATCATCAATGGAAAAATAACAAAGATGGTTACATTGTAATTTTACCTGGATTAGAAGATGACCCTACCAGCTCTGTAAGAGTTGATAAGTTTGTTGCTAATGCAGTTAAAACTATTAGACAATATACAGAAAGAAAAATTATTGTCAAAGCACACCCTCATAGTAAATTAACTTACGACAATTTAGATGTTAAAGTAATGACAGGTTCAAATAGACTTGTTGACCTTGCTAAAGATATATATTGTGCAGTATTAGATAGTAGTACAAGTGTATTTGAATTAACAGAACTAGGTATACCGGCAATTACAACTGAACATAGTTTTGGTATGTTATTAGGTAATACAGATTATTCAAAGATAGAAGATTTACATTATGCAAGTAGTGAAGAAGTATTAAACTGGTATGAACAAATGGCTTCAACAGAATTCTTAATGAGTGAATTTGCAGACGAAGACTTTATCACACCAAAAATTATGGAGTTGTTAGATGAGTAATATAAAAGGATTACCAAGACACTTAGGCGGCCATGGTAATGTTACACACATAGATACAGGTCTATTAGAGTTTGCAAGAGATGAACTGAACTGTAAATCAATGTTAGATATTGGTTGTGGTCCAGGTGGTATGGTGTATGAGGCAATCAGATTAGGTTTAGATGCAAGAGGTGTTGATGGCGACTTTGTAACTAAAAGAGAAAAGCCAGAACTATTTGAGATACACGATTTTACCAAAGGTAAACTAGAACACATTGATATGGATTTTGATTTAGTATGGTGTTGTGAGTTTGTTGAACATGTTGAAAAACAATATGAAGACAATTGGATGAACTTGATGCAAAAAGGTAAATATGTATTTGTTACATATTCAGAACCAGGTAAACCAGGTCATCACCATGTCAATTGTGAACCATTACACTATTGGATAGAACTATATGATAGATATGGTTTTTATTATAGAGAAGACTTAACTAAAAAATCTAAAGAACTTTCTACAATGAAACGAGAGTTTTGGAAAGAAACTGGATTAATATTTGAGAGAAGATAATGAAAAAAGCAATTATAACAGGTATTACAGGCCAAGACGGTGCTTACTTAGCAAAACTATTATTAGATAAAGGGTACAAAGTATATGGTGCCCAAAGAAGAAATACAGGTAAAAGTTATTGGCGATTAGATGAACTAGGCATTACTGACCAAATTGAGTTTGTTGATGTTGATTTAATGGAACCTTACAACATTGAACGAGTATTAGAAAAGATTGAAGTAGATGAATTTTACAATCTGGCTGCTCAATCATTTGTTGCATTATCATTTGAACAACCACAAGTTACTACACTTGTTAATTCATTAGGTGTTTTAAATATACTAGAAGCAATCAGACACAGATTTCCACATATTAAATTTTATCAGGCATCAACGAGTGAAATGTTTGGTAAAGTACAAGAAACACCACAAACAGAAAAAACACCATTTTATCCTAGAAGTCCTTATGGTGTTGCAAAAACATATTCACATCATTTAACAGTAAACTATAGAGAAAGTTTTAAACTATTTGCTTGTAGTGGTATTTTATTCAACCACGAAAGTAGATTTAGAGGTGAAGAATTTGTAACTAGAAAGATTACAAAAGGTTTAGTTGAATACAGTAGAACAGGTAAACCAATTGAACTTGGTAACTTAGATGCTAAGAGAGATTGGGGACATGCTGAAGATTATGTTGAAGCAATGTGGTTAATGTTACAACAAGAAAAGGCAGATGACTATGTTATTTCAACAGGCAAAACATATACAGTAAGAGAGTTTATTAGAAAATGTTTAGACTATATGGATATTCCTTATAGAGAAGAAGGACACGAATTCTATGATATTGATAAAAACCAAATCATAGTCAAAACAAATCCTAAATTCTTTAGACCAGCTGAAGTAGATTTATTAATTGGTGATTGTACGAAAGCAAAAGAGAAATTGAAGTGGAATCCTAAGAACGACCTAGGTGATATTATTAGAGATATGTTAGGTGGTGATTTGGAAAGATATGTAAAAGAAAATGAGTGATATTTTATTTACGACATACAACAAAAGATTATATGATGAATATGCACACCAATTTATAAAAACATACACAGAAACAAATCAAAAGTTAAAACTGTATGTTTTTGTAGAAGATGATGTAACATTATATCCTGCTGTTAAGAATGTGACTTACTTAGATTTGTTTCAACACGAACCTGAGTTAAAGAAGTTTATTGAAAGAAACAAACATAGACCTACAGATAGTTTCTTCAAAGATGCAGTAAGATTTTCATATAAAGTATTTGCTCAAAATGCAGCCAGAGAATATGGTAATAGAATGTTCTTTGTTGATGCAGATATGGTATTTTGTAAACAGATACCTTTAGAAGTATTTGACACAATTTTACCAAAAGATAAGTTTGTTGGTTTCTATGATAGACCAACACAATATACTGAAACTGGTTTTATTGGTTTCAATAATGATAAATTAATTAGTAATAAGTTTTTTAGTTATTATCTAAATTTGTACAAGGAAGATACAGTATATAATTTAGAGAATTGGACAGATTGTCACACATTTGACGAAACAAGAAAGAATATGATGGACGATATTCATTACTCAGAAACAAAATGGGGTGACGGTGGTAATGGCCACATTATGGCAAGAGATAAAGTGATGAATCCTTACATTGACCATAGAAAAGGTAAAAGAAAATCTGAGGAACACAGTCCAGAGTGGAGAAAACATCAATGATTAATGTCTTTATTGGATACGATAATAAAGAAAGAGTGGCTTATAATGTATTGTCGCATAGTATTATACAGAACAGTACAAAACCTGTTGCAATAACACCTATTGCATTAAACAATATTAAAGATGATTTTGTAAGAGAAAGAAACAATCTATCATCAACTGAATTTAGTTTTAGTAGATTTATTATACCTCACCTTATGAACTATAGAGGCTGGGCATTGTTTATGGATTGTGATATGTTAATGTTTGAAGATATTGCAGAACTATGGCGTTTAAGAGATGATAAGTATGCCGTACAAGTTTGTAAACATGATTATACACCAAAGAGTGAAACTAAGTTTTTAGGTCATACACAAACAGCTTATCCTAAAAAGAATTGGTCTAGTTTTATGTTAATGAATTGTGCTAAGTGTAGTGCATTAACACCAGACTATGTTAATTCTGCTACAGGTTTAGAACTACATCAATTTAAGTGGTTGGAAGGCGACCACCTTATCGGAGATTTGCCTTTAGAATGGAATTGGTTAGTAGGTGAGTATGAACATAGAGATGATGTAAAGAATGTACATTATACTGAGGGTGGACCTTGGTTTGATGCATATTCTACTTGTGATTATTCAACAGATTGGTTTGTAAATTACCAAGAAACAGTAAAGATTAATTTGAAGTAATGTTACAAGGTTTTGGTACAAGATATTTACTAGATTTAGTTGTAAGACCTTTTGTAGAAAATGAAGGTGGTAAGTTTTGGGAACCACAACTTCCTGGTGGCCGACATGTAGGTCAATTTGAACAAACTAGGTGGCCAGGTTTTGATATGAATGAGTTTATAAAAGAGAAACATGATGTTGCTGTATTTGGTATTTTGAGAGGTACAGAAAAGTGGTTATGGAAATGTAAACAATTAGGTTTAGACTATTATTATTTTGACCACGCATATTTCTTTAAAGCACAAAAACATAGAGCTAATGAAATATCAAATATACTTGCATATAGAGTTACCAAAAATGCTGAAAACTTAAATAGAATTGTTGAGTTAGATATTGAAGACAAACAAAGAATACAAAAGTATAGAAAGTTTACAGAAACATTAAGACTTAAAAATATACCAAGAGGTGGTCATATATTAATTATACCACCAACTGAGGCTGTTTGTAGATATTATAACATACACAGTTTAAAACAATGGGAAAGACAAGTAAAAGAAAAAGTAAGACAATGGTCAGATAGAGAATTTATTATAAGACCAAAAACTGAAGAAAGACCATTAGAACAAGATTTACAAAATGCTCATTGTGTCATTACATATCAATCAACTGTAGGCATTACTGCCATGTTAAAAGGTCTACCCGTAATATGTGATAATGTAAGTATGTGTAAACCTGTTTCTATAGATTATGTTGATATTGAAAAAGAATATGTAAGAGATGATGACCTTGTAAACAAATGGATAGATAGTTTATTAGCAAATCAATTTACTATGGAAGAAATACAAAATGGTACAGCGAAAAGGATAGTTGACAAGTATGATAATCACTCATAAATTAGCATGGGATAAATGTCTATCTCATCAAATCTGGCCAGCAATTGAAAAGGGTTGGAAAGATAATGGTAAACCAACTCACTTCTTTTGGGGTTTGGCAGGTAAAAATATATCTGAAATAAACGAATGTGAAAAGAGAGGTGAAGATTGGTGGTATGTAGATGTTGGTTACTTAACAGACCAGATTACAAGGTATCCTGAACCTAAGATTAATAACTATGACACCACATATTTTAGAATATGTAAAGGTAATATACACACAATTCGTATGCATAGTGCAACACCAGATAGGTGGAATGTATTACAGAAACAAGGTATTGATGTAGAGTTTAAAGGCTGGAGAGATAGTGGTGAACATATCTTAGTATGTCCTTCATCACCAACTGTATGCAGATTTATCCATGGTTTAACACAAGAAGAATGGTTAGCAAGAGTACAATTACAATTAAGTGAAATTACAGATAGACCTATTAAAGTAAGAAATAAACCAAGACCTGGAAATGAGTTTTGGAATACAGATATTAAAGATGATTTAAAAGATGCATGGTCAGTAGTTACAAATATGTCTTTATCGGCGATTGATGGAATCCTAAATATGACACCAGCGGTAACGCATCAAAGAAATGTTGCCTCATTTATTACAAGTCGAAAAATAACCTTGGTTGAAAAACCATTTAAACCTGGTAGAAAGACAGTACAAGAATGGCTACACCTGATAGCAAATCATCAATTCACTCTACAAGAGATAGAAGATGGTACAGCATACAAAACATTACAAGTACAGTACCAGTTAGATGGTTAGGTTTTATACTTGCCATTTTAGGTGTTTATGTGTTATCATCCGCTAAGGTTGAAACACAATGGTTAGGTTGGACTATATCAAGTATTTCCTGCTCAATATGGGTTTATATGGGTTGGAAAGACAAAGACATACCTCGTATGTTAATGGAATTAGTTTATGTATTTTTAAGTATTAGAGCGATTTTGAACTGGTTAGGAATATGAATTTTGTATGTGTATTATGGGGCAATAAGTATTCACACGAATATGTCCAAAAACTTTATAACATGGTGCAAAGAAACACAACTTTACACCACAGATTTATCTGTTTTACAGACCATGTAAAACTACCAAAACTAGTAGAAGGTGATATAGAAGTCAGACCTCTACCTTTCCACGATTATCAGACTTGGTGGAATAAATTACAACTGTTTAGTCCAGAGGCCAATCTAGTTGGCGAAACTTTATATATGGACTTAGATGTAGTTATTTTAGAAAACATAGATGATATGTTTACACACGGCGAACCTGATACCTTTAGTATTATTAATAACTTCAACTTATCTACAAAGATATTCAATTC